TGCATTCTCAGAAACAATGTTCTTGTTGTTGGGTGGAACTGGTGTTGGATACTCAGTTCAAAAACACCACGTAGAAAAACTTCCTGAAATTAGAAAACCTAACCCAAATAGAACAAGAAGATTCTTGGTTGGTGATTCTATTGAAGGTTGGGCTGACGCAATTAAAGTATTAATGAAATCTTACTTTGGTGAAAACTTGTCAACACCTGAATTTGATTTTTCAGATGTTAGACCAAAAGGGGCTCAACTTGTAACATCAGGTGGCAAGGCGCCAGGTCCTCAACCTTTGAAAGATTGTATTCACAAATTGAAAGGTATGTTGGATGCTAAAGAAGATGGTGAAAAATTATCACCGATTGAAGTACACGACATGGTATGTCACATTGCAGACGCAGTTCTTGCGGGTGGTATTCGTAGAGCGGCTTTGATTTCATTGTTCTCGGCAGATGATAATGACATGATTGCTTGTAAGTCAGGTGCTTGGTGGGAAACAAACCCACAAAGAGGTAGAGCAAATAATTCCGCAACTTTGGTTAGACACAAAATCACAAAAGATTTCTTTATGGACTTGTGGAAACGTGTTGAAGCGTCAGGAGCGGGGGAACCTGGTATCTACTTTACAAACGATAAAGATTGGGGAACAAACCCATGTTGTGAAATCGCACTTAGACCAAATCAGTTTTGTAACTTGTGTGAGGTAAATGTTTCTGACATTGAATCACAAGAGGACTTGAACAATCGTGTTAAAGCGGCGGCTTTCATCGGAACACTTCAAGCGGGTTATACTGACTTCCATTACTTAAGAGACATTTGGAAACGCACTACTGAAAAAGAAGCGTTGATTGGTGTGTCAATGACAGGTATCGGTTCTGGTGTTGTATTGGGTTATAACATGAAAGAAGCGGCAAAACTTGTTAAAGAAGAAAATGCGAGAGTTGCTGAGTTGATTGGTGTTAACAAGTCGGCTCGTACAACTACCGTAAAACCTGCAGGGACAACATCTCTGACATTGGGTACATCTTCAGGTATCCACGCATGGCACAACGATTACTACATCCGTAGAGTCCGTGTTGGTAAGAACGAAGCTATCTACCAATACTTGGCAATGTATCACCCTGAGTTGGTTGAAGATGAATTCTTCCGTCCACACGACACGGCTGTTATTTCAGTTCCACAAAAATCTCCTGAAGGAGCGATTTTGAGAACAGAGTCTCCGTTCCAATTGTTGGACCGTGTTAAGAAAATTACACAAGAGTGGGTAAGACCTGGTCACAGAAGTGGTTCTAACACACACAACGTATCGGCAACAATCAGTTTGAAAAATGAAGATTGGGAATTGGCTGGTGAGTGGATGTGGGAAAATCGTGATTTCTATAACGGTTTGTCAGTATTACCTTATGATGGTGGAAGTTACATTCAAGCACCATTTGAAGATTGTACAAAAGAAGAATACGACAGATTGTTTGCTAAACTTAGTTCAATTGATTTATCAAAAGTTGTTGAATTACAAGACAACACAGATTTAAGTGGTGAGTTGGCTTGTGCTGGTGGAGCGTGTGAAATTAAATAATAACAATATAAACACATCAAACGAAGGGGAGGGCCAAAAGCTTTCCCCTTCTGATTTTTATATTGAAGATGGGAAATATGTCTTCACAAAAGAGTTTCATTTAAAACGAGGTTATTGTTGCGGGAATGGTTGTAGAGAGTGTGCATATTATCCCCTTCACAAAAAAGGGAACACGAATATATTTATAGACAATGGCTAATGGAAAAACATATGGAATAACATTCCCCTTTACCGATTCGTTCAATGGACAATATTTGGATTTAACTGATTATGCCAAAGAAGAAGTAAGAACCGATTTAATTCATTTGTTATTAACAAGAAAAGGGTCAAGGTATTACTTACCTGATTTTGGAACAAGACTAATGGAATTTATATTTGACCCATTGGATGGTCCTACATTCTCGGCCATTGAGGCGGAGATTAGAGATAGTGTTTCTAAATACATTCCAAACCTACAAATCACAACAATTAGTATTACCGATGCTACACAAGAAGAATCTACTCAAACTGTGACAACCGCTGGTAATGTTATAAATCAGGGATTAATAATCCCAAATCAAGGAGTGGTAGAATATACCGCAAAAGTTAGAGTTGATTTCACAGTAACCAACGACGCATTTGGAACTCAAGATTTTGTAATAATCAATATTTAATTTATATGGCAAATCAACAGATATCGTATACTGCAAGGGACTTTCAGGGTATAAGACAAGAATTAATAAACTATGTTAAACAGTACTACCCCGATTTAATCAACAACTTTAATGATGCCTCAGTATTTTCGGTATTGATGGATTTGAATGCTGCGGTTGCTGACAACTTACACTTTCACATTGATAGAAGTATTCAAGAGACGGTTCTTCAATATGCTCAACAACGTTCATCAGTTTACAACATTGCAAGAACTTACGGATTAAAAATACCTGGTCAAAGACCATCAGTTGCTTTGACTGACTTTTCAATTACCGTTCCTGCGTTTGGTGATAAAGAAGATGAAAGATACTTGGGGGTATTAAGAAAAGGTTCACAAGTGTTTGGTGCGGGTCAAGTATTTGAAAACGTAAATGATATTGATTTTGCTTCACCATTTAATTCTGAAGGATTTCCAAACAGATTAAAGATTCCAAACTTTGATGCCAACAACAACCTTATTAACTATACCATTGTTAAGAGAGAAATAGTTGTAAACGGTGTGACAAAGGTATTCAAGAGAGTTATTACACCAAATGATGTTAGACCTTTCTTTGAATTTTTCTTACCTGAGAAGAATGTATTGGGGGTTACCGCAATTATTGAAAGACAAGGAACAAATTATTCAAACGTTCCATCGGCACCTGAATTTTTGAATCCCATTGGTAAATGGTACGAAGTTGATTCACTTGCCGATGATAGAGTGTTTATTGCCGATATCACAAAGAGGTCCGACCAACCCGGTGTTAAAGTTGGAAAATACATCCAAACACAACAAAGGTTTGTTACTGAATATACTTCAGAAGGATTTATGAAATTAACCTTTGGCGGTGGAACAAATACCGCTGAAGACCAATTAAGACAATTCACCGCATTGGGGGTTCCAATGAACTTGGCTAAATACCAAAACAATTTTGCGTTAGGTTCAACACCACAACCAAATACCACATTGTTCATTCAATATAGAGTAGGTGGTGGATTGGGAACTAACTTAGGTATCAATACAATCAATACGGTTGGAACAGTTAATTTCTTTGTAAACGGACCAAACGAAACAACTAACACCCAAGTTATTAACTCATTAAGATGTAATAACGTAACTGCTGCAATTGGTGGGGCAGGTTATCCAACAACTGATGAAGTAAGAAACTTTGTGACTTATAACTTCGCATCCCAAAACAGAGCGGTTACAGTTGCCGATTACCAAGCCCTTATACAGAAGATGCCTTCTGAGTTTGGTGCACCTGCAAAAGTTTCAATTATTGAGAACGATAACAAAATTAATGTTCAGATTCTTTCTTATGATACTAATGGTTCATTGACCGAGATTGTTTCAAATACATTGAAACAGAACATTGCTGAGTATCTATCAAACTATAGAATGTTAAATGATTATATTGCTGTTCAAGTTGCCAATGTAATTGATTTAGGTATTGAAATTGAAGCTGTGTTAGACAACACTCAGAATCAGGGTGTGGTTATAGCAAACATTATTGATAGAGTTAGTTTATTGTTTAATCCATTGGATAGAGGTTTAGGTGAGAATGTTTACATTGCCAACATCAATAGAGCAATCCAAAGTGAAAATGGTGTTATCAACGTTGGTAACATTAGATTCTACAATAAAGTTGGTGGACAGTATAGTTCGTCTCAAACATCTCAAACATATGCTAATAATGAGACAAGAGAAATTCAACCAATTGATGGTATTTTATTCGCTCAACCAAGTCAAATTTACCAAGTTAGATTCCCTGAAAAAGATATTGTTGTGTTAGTTAAGAACTATACATCAACAACTATTTCCTGATGATTTATTTTTTTCAGTTTACGTCTATTTTTTCTAAAATAGACCAACAACTATTTATCAGGTAACCCATGAACAAAAATTATAGATTACGAACACAAGTCGGAGTCGACCGAGAAATACAAGTACAATTAGACCAAGATTGGGAATCAATTGAAATTCTTTCACTTAAAATCCTCCAATCGGAAATATACACAAGAATGTGTTCCGACTATGGTGTGGTTGCTGGTCGTGTAGTTGCAAATGGGGGTTATGGGGTTCCAAACGTTAGAGTTTCAGTATTTGTTCCAATCTCAGAGATAGATGAGTTGGACCCGGTGATATCAACACTTTATCCGTATAAACAATACGGTGATAAGAATGAGGATGGTTATAGATATAATTTATTACCTTACGAGGCTAGCCATGGTGGTCATTCACCAACAGGAACATTTCCTTCTTTAGAAGATGTTCTAACAAATCAAACTGTATTAGAAGTTTACGAAAAATATTACAAGTACACAGTAAAAACAAATGAGTCGGGTGACTATATGATTTTTGGTGCTCCGTTGGGAAACCAAACTATCGTAATGGACATGGACTTATCTGATATTGGTCCTTTCTCGTTGAGTCCACAAGATTTAATTAGAATGGGTAGAGCGACAACTGACCAAATAAGTGGTACTAAATTTAAAACATCTAGCGATTTGGAAGACCTACCACAGATTGTTTCTTACAATGAAAACATAAGTGTAAGTCCGTTTTGGGGAGATGAATCCATTTGTCAGATTAGAATTGAAAGAGTTGATTTTGACTTGAGACAATTAGGTATTGAAATCACACCAACATCAACATTTATGGGTTCTCTAATCTCAGGAGATGATGAAGACCCATTAAAACAAAATTGTAGACCAAGTTTAGATGGTGGTGATTTATGTAGTTTAGTAACAGGTCCGGGTCAAATCATTGCGATTAGACAAACACCGATATTAGATGAATATGACCGACCTTTTCTTGAACAGTACCGATTAGATAACGATGGTAATGTTATTGATGAAAACGGTGTTTGGATGTTGGAAGTACCAATGAACTTGGATTACTTGGTTACAAATGAATTTGGAGAACAAATTATAAGCCCTGACCCAACAATTGGGATACCAACATCGGGTAAATACAGATTCAAAATTAAGTGGAAACAATCTAATGAATTGGGTGGAGATGTTAGACGAGGATATTTCTTAGTTCCAAACGTAAGAGAACATGGATGGACAGTATCTACTACGGACCCGTTAATTAATTTACCAAGTACGGACCCAAATTACATAAGTGCTAAAGCAAGTTATTATTTTGGTGTTGATTGGACAGGATATACAACGGGTACAACCGTAACTATAGACCAAAGAATAACCGATGCAATAAATTGCGTAGACACGTTTTACAAGTTTGAATATAATAAAGTCTACACAACAGCACAACACATCGACCAATTCTCAAGAGGAATTATTAGGTCAAGATTTTTAGGAATCAAAGACATTACCGACAGTAGTTGTACGACTGAGAACAACAAATTTCCAACTACAGATGCGGTTATGAGTAGTGACATAGTTTATTTCTTAGTATCAGTCTTATTGTCAATTTTGTTCATCCCATTATTAAGTGTGGTGTATGCTGCTCATATATTGGCATTAATATTTCCGATAGTTAAATTTTTAATAGCTTTTGTATTTGGAACATTAGCGGGAATATTAAATTTAATAATTTCGTTTATTAACGTATTTGGGGCTGACCTTGGTTATTTGTCACCTACAAATGTGTTTAATAGTATAATAGACATTAGTAACCCATTTGTAAGTATACCACTTCCTATGTTGTCTTATCCTGATTGTAATGCGTGTTCTTGTGAAACTGAAAGTTTAGGTGAAGGTGAGTTAGGTGGTCAGGCCATGAAGGCTTATGAAGAAGATTCACCATCTTGTTCAGCATCATTCTTTAACTACACAAACTATACGATACAGAATGATGACAGTAAAAAAGCGTTGGCGGGTCTTGGTTCTCCTGATGTTTTAGAAAGAGTGTTGAGAAAACGAACACCAATTTTTGCAAATGTTAATGCGGTAAACACAACATCAAATGCGGTGGGGGCTTTACCTATATGGGAA